ATTGGTCACTGGCTGCCAGCCACAGCTCCAGGGCGAGGCGCTTACCCTGCTCTGCCAGAATTTGCGCGGAGTTGGCATTGGCCAGATCGGTGCGTTCGGTTTGGTGGGAAGCTTCCTTGGCAGCCAGTTGCTGGACGTATGCGTTGGCCTGCCACTCCCATGCGGCCCACGCGCTGCCCGCCATCAGGGCCAGGATGATCAACAGCACCCCGCCCCACTTCACTGCATCGATGTTCACGCCAACACCTTGAGCGCCCGGGCGTGCAGCGCCTGCCGATCGGCAGCGCCATTCTGGCCACCGTTGATGCGCCGGGTGATCCTATCGAACTGGCCCGCGTCGGCCAGGGTGTTGAGGCCTCTGCTCGCCCAGAACCATGCCGCAGACATGCATGCGTGCTGTGGCCTCTCCAGCAGCTCGGGCAGCTTGATCAGATCAAGGCCCAGCCCTTCGCCGCACGCCATGTAGTTGGCACGGCCGGTGATCTGGATAAGGCCGCGCCCACGATATTTTGAGCCGTCGCCGGCGACGGTATTACCCAGGTCTTTGCGGCCTTCGTATTTGGTTTGAGCGACCGTGGGGCCCCAGATTTCTTTGACGTATTTGAGCTGGCCGGACTCGTGGCCAATTTGGGCTATGAACGCGGCCACGCGCCTGGTTCCAACAATCTGGTACCGGTTCATTGCGGTATTTAAGACAGGAACAAAAACGCCGACAACTTGGCCGGTGTCCGGGAAGATTTGCAGCAGTTGCTGCACAGTGATGGGCATGACTTTCTCCAGGCAAAAAATACCCGCACTAGGCGGGGAGCGGTGTTGCTATCGATGTCAGCTCGGGCGTTCTGGCCGCAGGCTCGAATCGGGATAGCCATCAGCCCCCATCTTCCAGGCTCGCACCTGGGTTCGATAATCTCGCCATTGGCGCTCGGTGCCTGCGACCGGTTCCCCATCCTCAATGGCTTCCAGCTGCTCAGCCACGCGCTTGCGCTCCTGCTCTGCCCACTGGACTTCGACAGCAATCAAAGGCGCCAAACGTGCAGCCTCGGCCTCAGCCTTGATATGTGCTGCCTTGCGCAGTTTTGACCAGTCAATATTGCTCATGGACTGGCTCCTTGGTTACGTCATCTAACGGCCTGGGCAGCTCAACGGGCCCATTTCTGGTGACAGTGATAGGCACGGGGAACGCTTGCGCCTGACTGAAGTTCGCGGGGTTTGGCAGGATCAGGGTCAGTTCAAGCTCGCCGTCTACCCTTGTCACATCCCCGGCAAACCATTCTGATTCGATTGCAGATCGGGGCAATATGTCGCCTTCCTCAACCGCCGAAAAATCAAAAGGCTCATCATTTACAACAAGCAAGTCACCACGCCTGGCAATGCTCAACGTATCGTCGCGCCGTTGCGGGCTTAAGAATATTTTCATTATTTCCACCGCCCTGAAGATTGGAAAGACGCAATAAACGAACCGGCCGCCAATGTTCCAAAGGTCATTTGCGGATGAACTGCCGCAGGGGTGTGGCCAATATTTACCCCTGTGTGCACAACAACCGAACCATTCCAGTACGCCTGCATAAGCGTATACAGGGCAGTTCCTGATCCGTTCTGACCAGTCATAAAAGAGAGCGTGACGTTATGCGCAGGTTGGCCAACAAATGTGGCTGGCTGCAAGGCGCCATCCCAGGCCTGCCCGCGCCCTGCGGGAAGATCGCCCCCTGCGCCATAACTGATGATGCGTACACCCCATGTGATCAACGTGCCATCTGCAAACTTTATAAAGCTGCCGCTGGCATTCGTTCCTTGTTCAATAATCGCTCCGCTCGCCATCGTGCCAACGATTGCAGCAAAAGCCGCGGCTCCCAGCGATGCATTTTTCTCATACAACTCTTGCGTCATCAGGTTGATCTTCTGACTGGCCACACGCGGCGGATCGCCACCCAATCCCGTAGGCGGCGTACCCAGGATGATTTCTTGCCGTGCCATGCTGTTCTCCAGGCGAAAAAATACCCGCGACTTGGCGGGCAGATAGTTGGTGATGAAGTCGGTCCCAATACGTACTGATTACGTGCCCGGTAGCCTCGCGAACACTGCCGAAGGCTGGCCGATGTTTGTCCAGACGCCACCCGGCCTGTTGGTGATGATGAATAGCTGCATTCTGTTTGACCCGTAATCAAACCTGATGCCGGCAGTGTTCCAGACTGCAAGTCCGGGGTTCAGTTGGCCCCGGGAGAACGGGTTGATCATGAAGTACTCGTCTTCCTTCAAGAGCCTCACTGCTCCGTTTACCCAATAATAGGCGTTGCCCAGTGGCGGGTGCTGCGTGCTTCCTGCATACGACCAAGCATGGCTGGCTCGGGTCATGATCACTGGCGCGGCCCCGGAGTCATAAACCAGCGCCCCTGCGGCAGACCATAGCCTCAGGCCATACTGCGCAGCCGTGCGCGAGGCGAACACGGCCGCAAACCACTTGCCGGCAGGTCTCCAACTGACGTTGTTGGCCGAAACGCTGAACCCGGTCCAGTTACCCGCCGAGCCAATGATGGTCATGCCGTCGTAAAGTTCGTGGGCTCGATCCGGCGAATTGCGAATAAAGATGCAGGGAGGCTCTTCCGTTGTTATGGGCGCAGGAAATACCACCCGCGCAACCCTATCCCCGGTGGCGGCATAGGTTCCGTTGTAAACCGAACACAACCTGGGCGTTTCCGAGTCAATCTGAATAAAAGAGTCATCGTTACGGACTGTCAGACCAAAGCTCAATTTCGGTACCTCATCGCCAGCAGCCTGAAGGCTATGGTGGACCCATAGCCATACTTCGGGTCTTCGTTAGGGTGCAATGATCGAATGCTCACATACCCGCCCCCTACCGACATATAGGGCATGGCCTCCCAGTTGTTTTCGCTGGCTGCCGGGTTTATCGGCAGGATTGAAGCCGAGCACTTGGCGGGATCAAAGCCCGCAATGGGCACGGTAATCACAGCCCCCCGGCTCAGCTGATAGCGCTGGTTATGGATCACCTGGTAGGTGAAGTTATCGGTGTCCAGCTCGATAACTCCTTTTGCGCTCCACGTCCTTAACCCAAAACTCATTCGGTCAGATCTCCCAGCTGCACGCGCTTGGCGTTTGCGGCGTCGTACACACGCAAGGACCTGTGCGTCATGATCATCCGCCCTTCCCCCGGGACGCTACCGTTGATTTCAAACGTGCCGGACTTATCCAGCCGCCAGCCGCTGACTCCGGCCACATAGTTGGTCGAAGCGATGTACTCGCCAATTTTTGCGTTGGTGATGGTGCCGTCCTGAATAAACGCAGAGCCCATAAATACCTGCCCGTTTTCAACCACGAACGGTGTAAACACCTGCCCTCCTGCCAGTGCACCCACCACGGCAAAGCGATCCGCACTGACCAGAAACTGGCTCTGCAAAACGCCTTCAGCGTTGGTTTCGATACCCAGTCCGATACCGGCCGTAACCAACTGGCCATTGGCATTGACCTGCATTTTGACCGACCACATAGCGCTGGCCTTGCCCTCGAACTCAGCCTGGGCCTTGCTCACAACTTCAACTGCAGCAGATGTTTCACCCACCTCAGCCTGAACCCGGTCAGTACGCACGGCCTGGGCAAAGTCACGCTCGGCAATCACAGACATCAACGACTCGGCCCCCGCCGAAGAACGCTCATCCCCTGCGCTGCCGTTCTCGTCTCCCGCAGAACCGGAGTCGATATACGCATACACGCCATCGACTTTCTCGGCGGTTGCCGTGACTTTGCCGTCGAGGGTTTCGACCGTGCTGGTAAGTGAACTCAAGCCGCTGGCCGTGGCCTCTAACCCTGTTTCAGGGTCAGTGACCTTGGCGTCAATTGCGCTGATCTGCTTGCCTTGAGCCGTGATCTTGCCGTCCTGTTCGATGATGCTGGCCGAGTTCTTTTGTACCTGCAGCACCAAGGCGTTGGTGGTTTCGGCCAGGGTGCCCATGTCGAGCCAGTACGTGGCGTCAGGTGGCGGATGGCCGGTGGTGGCTGCGATCGCCTGAAACAGCCGATTACCCAGGCGCACCACTTCGCCCGCGGCATAGGCCTTGGCGTTGTCGTACTCCAGCGCGTCGGTGATTTCGCCGATCAGGCCTTCCAGTTCCTTTTTGGCTTCGTTAAGACGGTCATTCACGGAGCCTGACCCGTCGCCATCAATCAGCTCAATCCGGTCGAGCAACTCCTTGCCCAGCTCGGTTTCGCCAATTTGCCCGGCGATCAATTCCAGCACTGGCCCGGCCTCTGCACTGGCCTGCCCCATCACCCCGTTTTTCTCCGGGAAGAACGGCCCGATATTGCCGGTGCGGTCGACCAGCCGTGCCCAGAAGAAGAACTGCGCGCCAGCAGCCAAGCTCTGCAGGCTGTAATCATTCTGCGGATAAGCCAGATCCGACAGTTTGGTTGCGTTCTCTAGGCTGTTGGATGGGCTGTACCAAATCTCGGTGCGCTGGGTGTCTTCTGCACCTGGTGGAAAACCCCACTTGAGGCCGATTTCGAAGAGTTTGCTGTGGCTGGTTAGATGAGTCACTGCCGGCGGCAAACCCTCTTTACCCGCCAATACCACTTCCATGCTGCTGCCCCAGACCGAGGCCACACCCAGCGCGTTGACGGCGCTGACACGGGCAATGTAGCGCCCGCTGTAGACGCCTTCGACTTCGGCACCCAGGGTGCCGTTGGACGGCAACCTGATCCAGCTGCCGCTGTCCTTGCGCCATTCGACGTTGTAGGAGACAGCACCCTTCGCAGCGTTCCAACTGATGCGCATGGTGGTGACTGCCAGCCCTTGGGCAATGCTGCTGCGGGCTTCGATCTGGATGTTGTCCGGTGGACTCATCACGCCAGGCGGGATGATGCTGATCGGTTGCGGATCGATGCGGGCGCCATTGTCGATGGCGTCGTATTTGCCCGGTTCATGCTGCACGGCTTTGATTTCGAATTGATGCAGGCCGTGTGGCTCGATGGTTTGCACCCGAAAGCGCATCACGGCCAGGTCGGCGCTTTCAACTGACCAGCTGCTTTCGGGCTGCGGCAGTTCTGAGTAGTCAGCCAGCAGCGTGACTTCGTGCCCGGCCACTGATTTGACGATCCGGCCTTCGGTCTTGCCGCTGGGCAGGTTGAGGATCAGCCGGTCTTCTGGCTGGATCTGCGCGGCCAAGTCGAGGGTTACCACCCGTTTGGTGGCTGCGCGAATTCGCCCACCGCTTACCCGCCCGGAAAACAGCTCGTCTGCAATGCAGATGATTTGCCCGGGCTCGACGTTGCGCCCTTCCATGCCGGTGGTAAAACCCACCGTCCAACTCTCGTGCTGCTCGGTTTTAAGCAGCCACACGCCGTGGCGCATGGCCTGGCCCTGGGAGGTGCAGCCAAAGGCCGAGATATCTTTTTGACGGTGGCCAAGGATGCCGATCAGCTCTTCGTTGGTGACCGGTACCGGTTCGGTTTTGAAGTCGTTGGCCGGGTTGTCGTAGCTGACTTTGACCCGCGTGTGGCGGTCTGGCCAGGCCACCGCGCCGTACTCGAATTCGCCGATGATATTGGAGCAGGTGAACACGTAGCCGTCTTCGTTGCCCGGGATATCGGCCACCATTGTGACCATCGAGCCGCTCCAGCAACTGCTGCCACGGAACACGCTGGCCAGGTCGGACA